CGAAACATCCGTTTATTGGTGTAATCTAAATGATGAATCTTCTTTATTGAAAAATTTAGATCCTAATGCCTATGAAATAAAAGGGAATATGGATATTGATGAAAAGGAGGAATTGTTATCAGCTTTTTTTATCAGAGATATAAAAAAATTAATTACCAAGCCAAAAATTACTGCTTTCGGCCTTAATTGGCAGCATTGCTATCATACTGTATTTTTCCCAACTTTCAGTTACGAGCAATATTACCAGGCAATAAGAAGATTCTGGAGATTCGGGCAAAAGAAAGATGTAATCGTTGATATTGTTTTTTCGGATGGACAAAAGAGAATATTAGATAGCCTCATTGCTAAATCTCAAAAAGCAAATGAATTGTTTTCTAAGCTTAATTCCTCCATCAACAGCCATTTTGAAATAAATAAAACCGAATTCGATAAAGAAATAAAACTTCCTTCTTTTTTATGATTAAAGCCCAAGTTATAGAAAATGATTATGCTATTTACAATAGCGATTGTATGTATGTGTTGCCCACTTTGCATGACGAAAGTATTGATTTAAGCATTTATTCGCCGCCATTTGCGGGGCTTTATAATTATTCCAGTTCTGAAAATGATTTTTCCAATTGCGAATCGAGAGATCAATTCTTGGAGCAATACAATTTTTTAATTAAAGAAATTTCACGAATTACAAAACCGGGCAGGATTTCGGCTGTTCATTGCGCCGACATGCATAATAATTCCGGTTATCTATGGGATTTTCCGCATGAAATAATTAAAAGGCATGAGGATGCTGGGTTTTACTACTGCAACAGAATAACAATCTGGAAAGAACCTCTAAAAGTCAGAATGAGAACTATGGTAAAATCATTAATGCACAAATTGATAGTAGAAGATTCGTCTCAATGTTTTCCAGCTATGCCAGATTATATTCTCATTTTTAAAAAGCGCGGAGAAACCAACGTGCCAGTAACTCATCCTCTTGGATTGCAAGAATATTTCGGAGAAATTCCATTTTTGAAAGATCACATCGAATTATATGGAAATTTCGAGGATTTAAAAAAGAAATACGAAGGATGGAAAGATCCTAAAACAAACAAACTTTCTCATATTATTTGGCAACGCTATGCGTCATCAGTTTGGGATGACATCAGGATAGATAATATTCTGCCATTTAGAGAAAGCAAAAGCGAGGATGATGAAAAGCATGTTCATCCACTTCAGTTAGACGTGATTGATCGTTTAGTAGAGCTTTATTCAAATCCGGGTGAAGTGATACTGACTCCTTTCATGGGTGTTGGTAGTGAGGTTTATAGCCCAGTTTCATTAGGCAGGAAAGGGATAGGCATTGAATTAAAAGAATCATATTTTAAACAGGCTATTGAAAATATGAAATTGTGTAAGAATAGATATTCTAAAAAAATGCAACAGGAATTATTCTAAAAACTCAAACTCGATGACCAAACCAAAAACATTAGTGCTTGATGTGGCGAAGGGTGTCGTTCGAAGTGGGGGTCAATATAAAAAATGGAATAACGATTTTCTATTTGATGTATTGAATTTGATACGTCATCCCGAAATTCACGAAAAAGGAGATTGAGGAATTGAAAGCTGATTTAGCAAAAGCCTATAATCATTAAAACTCAAAACCCATGAGTAAATATCTATTATCTCTTATCCTGGTTGTGGTTGGTTTGGTAGGGAACGGGCAGCAGCCATATAGAATTGATACAACTGGATTTAAGATTGTTTTTTCAAACGGCAAACCATATTATCTAAAACCTGATGATACTATCAAGGCATTTTTATTGGCTTGTGATACAAGTAATGTGCATCAAGAATGGGGGCCAAATTATTGGATTCGCGGCTATATTATTTATCAATGGCTTCCCGCGCATTATGAGGCGATAGATAGATACGTAGAAGCCAGATGGGATATTTTTGATTATTTAGACGACAAAAAACAACCATTAAAACTAATGGTCTGGATGGCAAAGGAGGTAAAGTAAAATAGTTTGTAACTTGCCATTTGATTTATTTATTTAATGGCAAATAAAGGCAGCATTAAGAAAGGCGAGGTAAGGAACCCGAAAGGTCGCGGAAAGGGTAATAAAAACCTTGTATCATATTCAATTAAAGGAGCTTTGACCGACGCTTTTATTGAATTACAGAATACTAATCAATACAATTTGGTAGCTTGGGCGAAAAGGGATAGCAGATGCCTTTCCTTGTTCTATGCCCTATCATCCCGGCTCATCCCTCAGGAAATTCAAGCCAATCTTGTCGGTAAATTAGAAATAACCAAACCCAAATGGTTCGATGATATTCCCAGGCCAGAAACAGCCATCCACATATTACCAGGTAAAACAGAGCCAGAAACGGCTGGTAATTAATCAGGGCGGGACCAGATCCGGTAAGACATATTCCATCCTTCAGGTAATTGCTGAATACTGTTATTTCAATCAGGATTGCGGGGCAGTTATATCCATTGTCAGAAAGACGTTTCCGGCATTAAAAGCTACCGCATACCGGGACTTCCTACAGATTCTTGAATCTAATGAGTGGTATAATGATGATCTTCACAATAAATCAGAACATACCTATTGGCTATTCGGAAACCTTATTGAGTTTGTAAGTATTGACCAACCCCAAAAGATCAGGGGCCGTAAACGGGATCTTTGCTTTATCAATGAGGCTAATGAACTGGATTATGAGGATTTTATACAGTTAAATATCCGTACAACCCAAAAGATGATCCTGGATTTTAACCCATCGGATGAATTCCATTGGATTTACGATTTGATTCCTCAGGCTGATTTTTATGTTACCACTTATAACGATAATCCGTTTCTACCGGATGAATTAAGACAGGTTATTGAGGATTTGAAGGATGCTGACTCGAACCATTGGCAGGTATATGGGCTCGGCCAGCGCGGAACGCATTCTGACACCATTTATACCCATTGGAAGTATTGCGAGGACCTTCCGGGCAAAGGAGATGTTTATTATGGTCAGGATTTCGGTTATCAGAACCCATCTGCAATGGTTAAGATAGAACTATGGGAGGATGGCATTTATGTTAAACAAATGCTTTATCAGTCAAAGCTGACAACGCCAATGCTGATCGATGAATACCGGTTAATGGGAATCCACCGGTCAGATGTTATCTATTGCGATTCAGCGGAGCCATCAACCATTGAAGAACTTTGTCAGGCTGGATACAACTGCCATCCGGCGGATAAGGACGTATTTGAGGGCATCAAATCAGTTAAAGGCAAAAGATTATTTATTTGCCAGGATTCAACCGATTTGATCAAAGAAATTAAAAATTACAAGTGGAAGATAGATAAAGACGGTAAACCTGCCCAGCCTGAGCAGCCGGTCAAGTTCAATGATCACTTAATGGATGCTATGCGATATGCCTATTTCACCTACGCCAATACCCCCAGGGTAAATTGGCTACCCCATTAAAAAATCATATAGTTACTTCAATTTGGTTAGTTTTGGTTAAAATAGTCAAGAGTGGCTAAATTCAATATATGGCCGTGGCTAAAAGCCAAGTTTACCAATTACTCAAATATCTATAATTACCGCTCCGGGGCATTGCAGCAAATGCCATTAACCTTTGGACAGCCGGCGGTTTATCCAACCGGGGATATAGCCAGCTTTATAGATGCTTTTTCTACCAATGCTTCGATTTATACAGTAGTCAGCACGATAGCCAATAAGTTTGGATACCTGCCCAGATATGTTTATGAGATTATTGATGAGGATGCCGCTGATGATTACCAGAAATATATCGGATTAAAGGATTTTAAGGCATATCAGGCTATTAAACTGCATAAAAAGGCTTATAAAAGGATTACCCGGCAAAAGAAGATTGTTTTCGGTCGGCGGTTTACCAAAGGTTATAATGAAATGGAGGTGGATAATCCGCTTTCCGATCTGCTTAAAAGACCCAATACGCTTTATGGCCAGGATTCATTTTTTGAGCTTTTGGACGTTTATTATGAATTAACCGGAGACGGATTTATATGGCTTAACCGTGGAGATATGCCTATTACCACAAATCCCAGTCAGCCGGTAGTCGAAGGTCAGGCAAGATATGCTATGCCGGTATTATCCATGTATGTTTTGCCCAGCCAGTATATTGCCATGAATGTGAACCGCAATAGCCTGACCGGTGAAATTCTGAATTATATTTTCATTACAAAGAATACCCAGTATTATATTCCGGTTGAGGATATTATCCATTGGAAAACACCAAATCCAAAATATGATTCATACAATTATACCCATTTGAGGGGTTTAAGTCCGTTATCTGCCGGGCAAAGGTTATATGTCGGTGATGATGCCGCTACGGATGCAATGGTGGCTATGCATCAGAACGGAGGGACCAAAGGCGTTATGTATAATGCCGATATGAAGAATTTAACGCCGATGCAGATTTCTGCTTTGGATGATGCCCTGGACAACAAGATTAATAACCGGTCCATGAAAGGATCTGTCGTTCAAACGCCTGGGGATTGGGGTTATCTTGACCTGAGCCAAAATGCGGTGGATATGCAACTATTAGCCAGTCAGGATAAAATGTTTTCCAGGATTTGTAATTTATATAGAGTTAACCCTAATTTCTTTTTATCCGGCCAAACCTTTGATAATTTAGAGCAGGCAAGAAAGGATTTTATTACCCAAACGGTTATGCCGAGGGCTTGCAGTAGCCGGGATGAAATGAACCGGGTTTTGCTGCAGGCGTTTGGACTTGATGAAAATCAATATGCGATTGATATTGATATTACCAATCTGCCCGAAATGCAGGATGATATGGCTAAGCAGGTTCAGGCATTAGCTGCGGCATGGTGGTTCAGTCCGAATGAACGGCTGGAACAGATGAATGAAGAAAGAAGTGAAGATCCTAATATGGATAAGATTTGGATTCCTAATAATTTAACTTTGATGGATGACGCAGCAGTTCCAATGCCTACTATTGGAGGATTTAATCCGCAAGGAACAGGACAGGAGGTATCCGATGGATCCGGCGGATTGCCGCCTGGAAAAAATCCGCAAAACGGCACTCAGGGAGCTAACGGAAGTGAAGATCAGGCAGGAAAGTTGCAATATGTCCTTAACGGAATTAAACATTAAATACAATAACCATTAAAAAGAAAAAATCATGGCAAATCAAATTTCGGTATCACTTGACACTACCCAAAAGGTACTAATCCATACAGCACCTAATGGAACGCTGGCGGGTCCGCTCGTTTGGTCTATTGTTAGTGGGGATGCTACGGTAGCCGACAATGGGGATGGAACGGCTTTTATTGTTTCTGGTTCGACGGCTGGAGCTGTTGTGGCTTCAGTAACCGATGGCAGTATTTCCGGTGAAATCGATGCTACCATTACCGCTGCCGTTGTGGCTGCAACGGATTTGGGTTTAACGGCTGATGCACCGGTAGCCAAGTAAAAACTTTTGGGACATAAATTAAAAGGCCGACGGAGGCTAAAAAGGAAATTTATGCAAGTTGACATCGTATTAAAAAATGCCAAAGTGTATGATATCGGTAAGGCTGATATCCTTCTGGGCGAATCATTTAACCTCTTGACCAATGGGGATGGAACGGAAGATTTATTTTCCGATCACGATGAGGTTTTACAGGTTAATCAAACAGGAATAAATGCAGTTTGTTCTGCACTCGCAGTAGGGGTTAGTAAACTAAGGTGGATGAATGCAGCACCTGGGACAAGTTCAGGGGTTATCAAAGAAGTAATTATTACGGTATTTACTCCGGCCAATGATCTTGGATTATCGGCAGATGCCCCGGTTGCTAAATGAATAAACAAGGATATATAAGGCGGCAGAAAATCATCCAAAACCGGTTGATGAAGGTTTATATTCAGCCGGTTTTTAATGCTTTAATGAGCCAATATGAGCCTTATATCGAAACGGTAAAATCAAAAGGCGTTCATGCTGCGCAAGCAAAAGCCAGGACTGATCCGGGAATAAATCATCAGATTGGGCCGGTGGTTAATTCACTTTACGGGGATGCGGCAAAATTGGCTGAGCCACAATTGAGGGTTAGTAAAGGATTTGGATCATTCGGTATCAATCTTGGATTTATTCGGGATGTTCTGGCTTATTTTGCTGATTACCTTTTTGAAAAGGTGGTATTACCTATTTCCCAAACGACTATGGATGATATAAGGCAATTGCTGGATCAGGCTATTGCTGAAGGGTGGGGAGTGGATAAGACGGTTTCGGAAATGGAAAATTCAGATATTCCCAAATGGAGATCCCGGATGATCGTTAGGACGGAATCCGTCAGGGCTATGAATTATAGCCAGTTAAAAGCTGCCGATGATAAGAATTTTGAGGTAGAAAAGATGTGGATAGCGATTGAAGATAACCGTACCCGGATTGCCCATACTCATGCGGGGGTCGATGGTGAGGTCAGGGATTTATACGATTCATTCTCCAATAACCTTTTATTCCCCGGTGATCCCGCCGGATCGCCTGAACAAACGATTAATTGCCGGTGTACTTTGGGCTATCAATATAAGAAGGATTTAAACGGAGATTTCATACCAAAAGAAAAAAACCCTCATTTATTACCAACGGTTTAATTTTAAATCATGGTATTTAAAAATATATCTGAATCCGTTATTGATGTAGACGACAAATCCCGCCGGGTTAAAGTGGCAATATCTGAGGTCGGAAGTAAAGATTTGCAAAATGATGTGATCGATCCCGGAGCCTATACCAAAACTATCCAGGAACGGGGGCCGATGGGAGCCAATCTGATTTGGCATTTGACTGATCATGTGCCCATGATGAAATATGCCATAGGCAAGTTTTCTAACCTGGAAATGGAAGGAAATAAACTTGTTGGAACTACCGATATTCCCAATACGAGTTATGGGAATGATATGATGGAATTTTATAAAAATGGGATGATTAATCAGCATTCCATTGGTTTTCAAACCATGAGATCGGAAATTATGGATCAGGGAACCAAAGATGAATATACCATCATCAAAGAAATTAAACTCTATGAAGGTTCAGCAGTTTTATGGGGAGCTAATCCCAATACGCCTACGATTTCAGTAGGTAAATCCATCGATGAAGTTATAGGACAAAAAAATAAATTATATAAATTACTGAAAAAAGGTAATTTTACGGATACAACGGCTGAATTGATTGAGATGCATATCGAGTATTTAGCCGCCCAAGAGAAAGAGCTTTTACAAATACCCACCAACGCCGAGGATACCAAAGCCTCACCTTCGCCGGGTAATAAGAGTAACGATCTTGAAAGATTAAAACTTTTATTAACCATTTAATTTTCAAAGTATATGGAAGGTTCAAACCTAACCGTCGAGCAGATTGCTCAGGCGGTAAAAGAGGCCAATAGCCCTATTCAAAAAGAAATGCAGGGATGGCAGGATAATCAGCATAAACTCCAGGCTGAATTTGATGAACAAAAAAAGGCAATGGCGGCAGCCGGCGCAACCATTGGCGACATTGTTAGTGCCCAAAAGGAACTAAACGAAAAATTGGGTCGTGTTGTCGTTTCTGATCCCAATGGTCCGAGAGTCGGTAAACTTGACCAAGTATCTAATACCATTGGCAAGTATATCAATGACAACCGGGATATGTTCCTGAAAATTGCCGATGGGCAAAAGCCGCATGGTAATAAAGAGAAGCTCGATCCGGCTCCTTATGGCTCAAAAGCCTCAGCCGTTTCCAGTTCATCTATTTCGGGTAACTACATCACATTCCTACCCTGGCAACCGGGTATGGAACCGATAGGGCAGTATCGTATCCGGCAATTGCTGGCTACCATCCCTTCGGATTTCGATAACGTTGATTATCCATCGGCTAATATTCCGGTAGGTGCAGGTTCATTCTCAAATCAAACGGAAGGAAACGCGAAAGACCAGGTAGACAGAGGATATACAATGAATACCCTGCTTTTGAAAACAAAGGCTGCGTATCTGATTGCATCACGCCAGTCACTCAGGAATATCCCATTCCTGCAGACATG